AAGGGAGGGCGAGACCAGGGTTCGTGCAGAACCAGAATTGGAGGGGCACGTAAAGGGTGGTCTCGGGAAGGGCGTTACGGGGAGCGCACACTTGGCGGGGGGCGTTGGAGTCGCAAGGACCATCAACGTCAGAGAAAGAGGGATCCGTGATGAAGGTAAGTTGGGTGGTGTTACCAATCATCTTGAAGTATCCACGTTGTTGCTCGGAAGACATGGTAAGTTGGTTCCAGATGTGCATCCAGTCACCGTATTGACGGTCAATGCGTTGACCACCGATCTCAACCTCAACTTGGGCGATGAGTTGTTCACCGGGGAAATCTAACCAACGAGCATACACGCTGGGGGCACCGTTGTTGCCGGCAACAAAGGGTCCAACACCCATAAGTTGGTTAATTTCGGGGAGAGTGACTTGGAGGTACGTGCGGTAAGCAAGATCACCGTTACGGCTGATCACACATTGTACACGGCGACCAAAATCGGCTTGACCATTGAATGTTTGTTCAATAGATTCAATCGCAAAGTTTGTGTAGCGTCTGTATGTGACCTTCCAGAAGGTAATTTGAGGGTTTCCTGTGAGGTAAACATCTTGAGCGCCATAAGCTACGAGTTGCATAAGACCACCTGCCATTTTTATAATATTGCTAGAGAAAATATTTTTACAGTTTTTAATTTAATTCAAAAAATTAAATTAACCAGAAAAAATGATTTATGAAAGAATTTTATTCAAGTCCATATTGTTCTTCATAAACTTAAGCAAATATGAATCTAATATTACCTCTTTTTTACCTTCGTGATTCTTTGAAAAGATAAAAGCGTCTTGTTTTTTTTTAATTGCCCATCCTTCTTCCAATGCATTATATAATAACAACATTTTCTGAAATTTAGATGAATCAAGTTTTATATCATGTGTGGATGTTAGTGCATTGTCATCTAACTTTATTTTTATTTCCATATAGTGATTCTGAAGAAAACATATGATTTTCCTAAACTAATTTACAATTGAAATAACAATGAATAATATTATTTTTTTTTAAGGTTTAAAAAATTTGCATTTTCCTATATATCTCTTAATATTTACTCTTATGCCTACATTCAAGCCAAAAACAACTAAAAAAATAAAGGTAAATAAGAAATCAACAACAACATTAGATGGTAAGCATAAGGAGTTTTTAAATCAATTCTATAAAAATGACATTGATCAGCTTCCGTCGTTGAGAGAAGAACGGTATCTTCTAAAACAAAAATTAAATAGTATACAAGATTTAATATTGTCAGATACCACTGGAAAATTAATAGATGAAAAGTTAGATTTAGAAGATAGAATAATTGAAATCAATCAATCTATACAATCGTTTAAGATGCAAAAAAAAGAATATTTCTTAGATAATTCAAAATTTATATTTGACTATTTTGAAAATAAGAAAAATATTTCTGATGGAGTTGCGTCAACACAACCTACTACGGTAAGCAATAAAAACAAAATAATAGGAAATTTTTTTAAAATTAAACAAGAAAATAAAAATGACGATGAGGTAAAAACAAAAAACATTGTTCAGCAATATTTAAGCAATATTGATGATTCTTTTTTAGATGTAAACTTATTTATACACCAAACTGATATATGTCAGTATTGCAATAAAGGCGAATTAATTCCGTTGGAAGATGAAGGGGTTCTTATTTGTAATTTATGTTCAAGAAATGTTCCTTATTTAATTGAGAATGAAAAGCCTTCTTATAAAGAACCCCCCAAAGAAGTTTGTTTTTATGCTTATAAAAGAATTAACCATTTTAAAGAAATTATTGCACAATTTCAAGGGAAGGAAACAACGCAAATTCCCCTGGAAGTTATTGAAACTATTAAACAACAAATCAAAAAAGAGCGGATTGATATTTTAGAAATTTCTAATAGTAAGACAAAGGAAATTTTAAAGAAGCTTGGATACAATAAATATTACGAACACATACCTTTTATAAAAGACAAGTTGGGGGTAAAACCTCCAGTAATGTCTCCCGAATTAGAGGAGACATTGTACAACCTCTTTATGGAATTACAAGCACCTTATTCCAAGTTTTGTCCGGGAGATCGGGTTAATTTCTTGAATTATTATTATACTGCTTACAAACTGTGTGAGCTTTTGGGAGAGAAACAATATTTGCCTTATTTTCCAATGTTGAAAGACCGCGAAAAACGCATTGATCAAGATACGGTCTGGAAGAAAATATGCGAAGAATTAGATTGGGAATTTATTCCAACTATTTAGTCCATTTTAGGGAGAACCGGGGGTTCCCCCCTTAGACCCCCTCCCTCCCTTCGGGTCTTCTAATTTCTTACCATTTTACGTAACAAGAATTCTTTATAAAAACTACCATATTTTTTCTGGGTTACCGGTGGATAATGCTAATTATAATACTTTTTTCGTGGTCTATATAAAGATTTCTCTCTTTGTATGTTATGTCTGAAATCTTGATTGCAATATTGGCTAAAGATAAAGCCATATGTTTATCATTTTATTTGAAATGCATTTATAATCAAACATATGATAAAAAAAAAATTCATTTGTATATTAGAACAAATGACAATAAGGATTCTACTGTGGAAATCTTGGCTAATTTTATAGAAAAGCATAGACAAGAATATGCATCTGTTTTCTATGATGATACAAGTGTTTCAGAATCTATAAAAGCCTATGGACATCACGAATGGAATTTGGAAAGATTTACTATTTTAGGTAAAATTCGCCAAGATTCAATTGAATATGCAAAGGCGAGAAATCTGCATTACTTTACCGCAGATTGTGATAATTTTATAGTACCACAAACGATTGAAAGAATGTTTCAACTATCTCATCTTGGAGTAATAGCCCCAATGTTAAAAATGTACCCTTTAAAAAATCCACATACAGATTGTATTTACAACAACAAGTGGTATTCAAATTTTCATTACGAGGTGGATGACACTGGATATTACAAAGACCACGACAATTATTATCAGATGATAGATGATAAATTAAAAGGAATTGTATGGGTGAAATGCGTGCATTGTACATACTTTATATCAAATAAGTATTTACAATATGTGTCTTACATGGATACTACATCAAGACATGAATATGTTATATTCAGTGATCAATTGCAAAAAAATAACGTGAGTCAATATATTGATAATACTTTCTCGTATGGATTTTTAACATTTGCGGAATCTAAAGAACATTATGAATTAGAATATAATTATTGGACCAATTGCATTGACTTTAACTTCTTACATACCACCGGGGAATCCCACTAAATTGGCACCTATTCCAAAACCAGCACCAGATCGCGCCGTAACCCCCATACTGGGAATGTATGTGTCTAAAATGCTAAATGTCGCGGCGGCGGTTAAAGCAATAAAGGCAATTTCTTCAAGATTTAATGAACGCTTTGGAATGGCAAAGGCAGCAATGGCGACCATTAAGCCTTCTACTAAATATTTGATGAGTCTTTTGATAAACTCACTAAGGTCAATCATACTATTCATTATAAATATTCTAAAGAAAAAAATATACTTAAAACTGTGAATACATAGTTATTCATACAATGACTTCCGAAAATAAAGGTTTTGAGAGAAAGATGCAACCAAATGGGTCTCCTAATCCTGTATATGTTGATTTATTGGAAGAGGATAAGCCTATATCAGGACAAAAATTTGCGTGTATTTCCTTTGTTTCTCCGGAAAAGATTCTGAAACAAAAGGAAATCTTTTTTTTTGAACAATTCCTAAAGCAATGGGATATGAATAAATCTATGGAAAAATTCCATCAATTCCTAAACTTTATTTCTTTTAAATACAAGCTCAAGTTTGATGATGTAATTGAGGATTTTAAGGACTTTGTAAAGGAGGAAAAAGAAAACATAAATGAGTCTTCTTTGGCAGACGATTACAAGACATATATTGATAATCACGAGGAAGATCTTGAGAAAAAGTTTGGTATAAACAATAATTTCCAAACTGCAACTCGTGGATTAAAGATTCGCGGTTCGTATCCTTCCATGGAAGAGGCTGAACTAAGATGCAAGATGTTGAGAGAAGTTGACCCCAATCACGATGTGTTTGTTGGACCAATCGGTGTTTGGATGCCTTGGGATCCAGAGGCTTATAAAACTGGACGCGTGGAATATATGGAAGAAGAATTAAATCAGCTTATGTCAGAGAAGGTAAAGAATGAGACAACGGCAAAAAATGCTTTTGAACAGAGAGTAAAGGAATCTAAAAAGACGGCAATTGAAAATAATGTCAAGGTAGCTGAAAAGAGTGGAAACGTTCTTACTCAGACGATTGATAAGGAAGGTAATCTTATTGGAATTAATAATGTAAATACTCAAGAGAATGCATTGTCATCCAACGATGGAATCTCAGTTGCTGATATTCGCAGTGAATTGTTTGAGGGTGAAAATATTGTAGTTGGAAAAACGGACAACGGTCAGAGTGAGTTACTCAGTGGTCCTTTTTCTACAAAGAACAAGAAGGATTAGATGATTTATTTTATTGAATATTTATTTAGAGAAGTATTCAATAAAATAGTAGATGAGTAAAGAAGTAAAAATAATTGACACATTTATCTTTTATAACGAATTAGAACTATTACACTATCGCTTAGCCATTTTATACGAACTTGTTGATTATTTTATTATTGTAGAATCCACGCATACGTTTACGGGAAAACAAAAATCGCTTATTTATAATGAAAACAAGCATTTGTTTTTTAATTATAAAGAAAAAATTATTCATATTATTGTGGATGATATGCCATTTATTTATCCAAATATAAATTACAATAATAGAGAACAATGGACAAACGAACGTCATCAAAGAAACGCGATTCAACGAGGGTTACAATTTATAAAAATAAATGATCACGACGTTATTATTCTTACTGATTTGGACGAGATTCCAAATCCGGATGTTTTATTACATGTAAAAAATAAAAAAATAAATATTGAATTATCTTCTTTACACCAATATTGTTATACTTTTAACTTGGATCAATATCCAGATGACTGGTTTTATCCAAAAATATTTACATATGAAAAATATAAACAATTAAACCTTGATATGGATTCAATTAGAGGACAACTTTGTCCGGTGATTGAAAACGCTGGTTGGCATCTGAGTTATTTTGGAGATGCAAGATATATTCAGAATAAAATAATGGATTTTTCTCACCAAGAATTAAATTCGGATGATGTTGTCAATTTGGATAATATTGAACGCCGATTAAAAACCAACAAAGATATATTTAATAGACATGGTGGCGATTTCAAGAGAAAATGTAGTGTAAAGGATAATATTCATTTACCAGTAAAGTATGAAATATATTTGCAAAATTTTTTTACACCGGATAATATAATTTAACATGACAAGTGAAAACTAAAAGCTGGTACAAGAGATTTACTGCACATCCATATTAATGCTGATTTTAGGGTATTATGATCTTTTTCCGTCCAATACATATGACTTTCTGTGAATCCATTTTCACTTTTAACAAACTCCCATTCTGGATAATATTCCAAAAAGTCGTCTACAAAAATCTGATCCGCATTTAGAAAGGGATAAACATACACCCGAAAATGATGCCCTCGTAACTCTATAAATCTGCGATACACTTCTGGTATTTTGTATTCTTCTGGAATATAAGGTTTCTTATCTATGAAACCATTGTTATTGTACCAAACAAAAGGTAATCCTGTTTTTGGTTCAATATTGACGTTTATAGTAATTACCATTGTAAAAGCCATTCTCGTTAAATATTTTTTGTTTTTATATAAACATCATAAAT